GGTCTGTCCGATTTATATCCAAAATTCATAACGGGAAGCTAAGATATTGTTTACCAAGTACTTGCAGTGGCGGAACCTGCACCACCAGATGCTGATCCGGGGGCAGGCAGTTCCTCACCCTCCTTTTGTTGGTTGGCCTTTGGGCCTTCCATGAAGTTCTTGTCCCTTTTGAACGGATGTTCTGCACCTGATTCGTTCTTATAGGACAGGGAACCATCCTCTGCAATTTCCTCTTTCCAAGTTCCGGGCTGTGCAGGGACCACAAAATAGCCCCCCTTCATGTTCCTCGGAAGCTGTAGATAGGTTCTGTCCTGACCATCGGAAATGCTCCATTGGTACTCAAGGAACACATCCAACGGCTTGGTATTGAAACCATCCGGCAGCAGGGACTGGGCAATGTTCGCAAAGGATGCAAAATCGGCAATCGGGGCCGAAAAGGCCTGTTTTACCTCTGCATCTGTCCTGAATGCCTTCAATATGTGCACTATCACTGCATTCTTCTGTGTCCAGTCGGCATTGTAGGCATCGATGTACTCCTTGCTGTTGACATCGGTGATTTCGTTGCTGTTCTTGTCATAGACCTTTGTGGTCTCATAGATACGGCTGTTGAATTCCCTGTCCCCCACTTGGAAGACAATGTCAATGGCATTTGCGGCAGTACCATCCTTACCGGCATTCGGGTTGTACTCAAATTTTGTCAACAGGGCCTGATTGAGACCAAATGATCCACCTGACCTTGACTTTAACTTTTCATCGGTGTCATCCACATATCCGAAACCGATCTTCGATACTTGTTCACTCATAATAGATGTGATATTATAATGTTAATTTTGCTTTTTTTGCGAAAGGGCCTGATCTACTCTTCTTCCTCGTGGTCACCTTCCTCTACGGAAGCAGGTTCAGGGGCACCTGCAACTGGCCCGGGGGCCTGTGCCATCTCCTCGGAGTCGTCCACTATCTCGAATGGAAGTTCCTTTATCACCTTGGTCTTCTTGCCCTTCAATGCAGGATGTAGGAACAGTCTCTTTGTGTCGGCCTTACTGAGACCGTACTCTTGGGCAATGTCGTCCCTTGTCTTTCCCTCGTTCAGCATCCTGAGTACATCGGATACCTTGATCTGTTGTTTGTCGTTTGACATGTCAATAAAAATTTAATAAAGTTAACTTGATTAAAAACTCTCAATTCCTGTCCGTGAGGCCACGTTCAATTTCCTTGGCCTCATCCTCCAACAGTTTACTCTCTGTGTCCCTCTTCATTGTCTTGGACCTTATCCAAAGCAGCAGTGTGAAAAGGGAGCCTACAAATGCCCCTATGAGCAGTCCTGCAACGAATTCAATTGGATTATCCATAGTATTCGGAGGCTTTTTGCACCACAAGCCCGAGATCATTCGGTATCAATAGCTCATCGAACATCCCTATCGGGGATTTTGCGGGGATCTCTATCCCTGCATTGTTGCTGTACTTGTTGGTGACAAAGTTGTACGTCACTTTTGTCTCCCCGTCCTTGGTCTCTGCATCCACCTGTGTGTACAGGATCACCGTGAAGAGTCCGGCAAGGTTTACCTTGTCATCGAGCATCTTTCCAATGGTCTTGAGCTTATAGGTGCCTGCCTTGTCATCAAAATCGGAGTGGGTGAGACAGATGAAGTTCTGGTCCGGTCTTAGGTTCTTGCCCTGTGTGATCACATCATAGGCATGTTTACCGATCTCGTTGAACTTGTCATAGCCCTTTTTCAGTGCCTTGGCCATGAATTCTTCGGCCATGATGTACTGGAAATCGTCAATGACAATGTTCTTGATGTCCTGTCTCTCCTTTAGGGAGGCAAGTATCTTCAATATGATGACACCATCGGATACTGCGGCATAGTTGCCCCCTGCACTGATAAGGTTACCATACTGGGCCTTGCTACCCTTGAAGGGAAGAGGCTTGTCCATCACATTTATGATGGCCGTTTCCTTTGGGTCGAGACCTATAAGGCCAAGACTGTCCACTTTTCCAAGGGATGTGGATTTCCCTGTGCCGGATTCACCGACGATAAGATAGGTTGTTGCCATGTTATTTGATTTTAGCTTTTAATCTTTTTGTGATTTCATCGACCTTTGACATGATGTCGTCCTTGGAGTCTATCTGTGCTATGATGAGTTCACTTTCAATGGGACATTCGCCCCAACTTCCATAAGTATTGTTATGCTTATAATCAAGATGTTTGCTAAGCTCGGAAGTACTTATGAGCCTTTTGTCAAATTCCCTTACTGCCCTTACTTTTTTTCCAATGGCAGTGGTAAAGAATTTTTTCTCGGCCTCTTCCCGATTCTTCTTGTTCTGTTCGTTGATGGCCTCATTCAGCTCCTTCTTTATTTTAGCAGCTAAAGCCCGAATTTCCCTAATGGATAATTTTGCCATTATTCTCTCAATTTAAAGATTGCTATTATTGTTTCTGTCAGTACATCTCCATTTATGAAGGAGGTTATCTTCCATTCAATAAGATCATACCCCCTCTTAAAATTGGTATTTATGACCTTTTCAAACTTCTGGCTCAATAGATCCCCTTCCACGGGGGTTGCTCTCACCCAATTTTTTGTGACCTCTGCCACTATGAATTTTTCCGGCATAACTATTGTATATCAAGTTTCTCGAATTTTTTGATGTTCCCGAACATATTGACCCTGAAATGTTGTGGAAAGTAGACATGTCTGCTCTCCACAAGGTGCAGTGTCCTCATGTTTGGATAAAGTTCATTGTTGTGCCTGTCCTTGATGACCTTTCCAAAATGCTTTTGAAGATTGTACCTCTCGTCATTCGGGTTGAACATCGTGAACAGGTGGTCACACTCCTCACTAAAGTTTCCGGTGTCCTTGACATCGTCACCATTGGGGTAGAGCATGTCACCATATATCTTCAACCTTGCAGGATCCGTCATGGCCCTGTTCAAGTGGATGATGGCAATGATCGTCCATGCACACCAGTTCCTGAACTCCACAAAGTACTCCACCATTTTGTCCACTGTCTGTTTCATCAGAAATCCCCTTTCGGGAATCAGCTTTCTAAGGTGGTCCATTATTATGATGACATGTTTTTCAGGATTGGTGGGAATATACCCTACTGTCCTTTTTCCACTCTTGCCATTTTTGTCCCTGAAATGCTCATAGACGAATTTTCCGTTCTTCTCCCCATAGGCAATGAGCCAGTTCCTGACCCCTGTGGGATTTTCCCTGAAATCGATGAAGTTTATCACACCTTTCTTTAGCATCTTGCCGGTCATGGAGTATTCCCCGAACAGCGGCACTATCCTTCTGGTGTAGGTTGTCTTCACTGCCTCCATTACCTCCGGCTTTACAGCTATCAACTGTCCATTGTCATCCTTCAACCTGCCCCTGAGATAGGTGGATGAGACCTCTATGGTATCCTTTCCAAGATATTTTCGGCCCCCTTCCAACCTTATGTGGGAAATATTGAAATCGTAATGGAGGAAGAAGGCACAAAAATCAAATTCCTTGCTTACCCTGTCTATCTCATACGAGAAGTAGTTGAACTCTATCTCAAGACCATGTTCAAGGGCATATAGATATGGATGTATGACCATTCCGGAATCCACCAAAGTGGACTTTCCCACTTTTGGGGCAGAGGCCACACCTATGAGCATCCCTCTTTGAAGGTCATTGATGGACTTACTGACACTGTAGAGTCCGGGTCCCATGGGGAGTCCCTCATTATGGCCCTCTTGGCCCTTTTTGAATTCCTCTATAAAGTTCATAGATAATAATAGGTCAAATTGTTCTTTTTACTGCCCCAACATTCATAGATATATGGAACCTTGAAGATTCCCGATAACCAGAACGGGGGCAATGTTACTTTTTTCTGCTGAGACTTTTGAGCCAATCAAAGAATATTGTGAAATAAATTTCAAGAAATTCCCCGATCACCAAAAGAATGAGAAAAAAGCCAAGAAATTTCCAAAAGCTTGACAGCACGAATTTCAACAGTTCAATCATAATCTAAAATTTATTGTAAGTTCATCCATTCTTATTGCTGTCCAGTCTCCATGCATCTCAAGGGATATGACTCTTACTTTATCAAAATCAAGTGAAAGAAAGCCCCTGTCTTCTCCTGTAAGGGATATAATGGACAAAGAAAATTTGTTCTCTCTGACAGAAGCTTCTTTACCCATATAGTATCTCAAGAGATTTTTTACACCTATCTTATCGGAGTATGGACTAAGGGAAAAACAATTTCCCTTCCCTTCTATCCTCACCTGCACATCCTTTTCTATAATGGTGTCAAGCTTATCCTTTACTAAGGATATAATGGAATTCTTTGATAGTATGGCTAAATCTGTCATATCATTGCATCGTGTTACTGATACTGTTCCTTTCCTTATCGGCCTTCTGCCAGTTCTGGTACTTTTCCACCCATTCCAAGAGCAGTGAATACCTATCGGCACCTTTGCCCTCCATAATGAACTTATGTGAAGATTTCAGGAACTTGGCATTGTCCACATTGCGGAAATACATCTTTGTGGCCCCCATGATATCGTCAACACGGACAGTTGGGTTCTCCACAAAGAATTTCTTCATCCGTGACATTACAAAGGACTTGGTCCCCCTTCTATCGGGATTTATTTCCCCGAACATGTCCATCCAACCACTTACCCATTCATATCCAGTGACTTGGTCATCGAACAATGGAATGTTCCATTTAATGGTATTACTGGCCTTTGGGTCACCTTCATAGATCTTTGTGGCCATGATTCTTAGTTTAAAGACCAAGGGAAAGTATTCTGAGATATGTCCATAATAGATTCCCAACAGGAAATTTATACCATCATCGACAGGAATGTTATATTCCCTCAACCTTTCCTTTATCTGCTGATTTAAAGTCATAGCTTGTTAATAAAATGTTTCTTAAAATATTCTTCTCCTGTTAGAAAATTCTTTAGCCTTTCATATCTCACCTTTGACCTGTCAAAGTTTTCAAGGGCACTCTCCACCCATTTTTCATCTTGGGTGCCGGTAAGGGAGACAAGCCAGATGATGGCCTTGTAGTCCTTTTGCTGTAACAGTGTCCTACTGATCTTCTGTGATGTACGGCCATTCTTGTCACTGTCCGTCTGGACCACTATCAAATGATCAATGGCCCTATAGGTGAATCCTGTGCCCCCTGCATCCACCATGGCAATCTCATTGATCTCCCCTTTCTGGAAAGCTTTGAGTGCCTTGTTGTCGGATTTACTGTGGTACACATTTTTGCACAGGTCCTCAGCTTGGGCTATACTCCCCGCAAACAGCAGTTTCCTGCCTTCAAGGTTTTCCATAAGGAACTTTGCGGCATTGAACTTGGACATGGAATTGGCTATGAACCTTCTCCTTGCCAAGATCCTGAACTGGGCATCCCTTCTCTTTTGGTACATGGCCTGTTTTGCCATCCTATCAAGATACTGGTACTGGCTGATTTCCGATACCATAAAGGGCTTGGCCTTTGTACCTGCCAATATGGTTTTCTGGTTGCCCATGTCCACTTCCAGTACAAACAGGTCATAGTTGCTCAACAGCCCTATGTCCACTGCATCATTGATGTTCAGCTCGTAGAGTACCGAAAGATCAAGTTTATCATAAAGCTCCTGTTTTTCCTTGTGCTTTGTGGCAGTGCCTGTCATCGAGATGATATAGTCGAAGGTATGCTTTCCGTTCAACAGTTTTTCAAGATTGTTCTCGGTTGCAAACTGCTCTTCGTCCAATATCACCAGTTCACTGTGGCCCTCTATCTTGTCAAGGGATGCCCAAGTGACAGTGGTGAGCTTTTTAAGATACCTCTTCGCCCCCCAAGTCTCAAATTCCTGTGGGATGTCCTCTTCGGCCAATTTTGTCGATGGGGTCACCCATGTAATGGATTTTGGTTTCTCCCTTTTTATAATGTCGATTGCAAGTTTCGATTTCCCCACCCTTGGGGCCAACAGCAATCTGCCATGTGGATGGGGATCCAAGGAATCCACTATTTCTTTCTGTAACAATGTCTTTTCCTTGTTGTTCATGATCAAATGTTTATATACGGGTTTACACAGACTATTTCATATTCTCCTTCATAGGATAGGACAGTGAGCCTGAAAATACACTTATCCTCTAGTTCGGTATAGAACGAGACCCCCTTCTTCCTTATCTGGTGCATTGGATATGAGGCTCCCTTCTTCACGGTGTTCCCCTGATCATCGACTATATCCAAGGAAAAGGTCTTCTTGTCAGGAGAATGTAAAATTGCTCTTACTCTCATGCTTCATAGGGTTTGTCATAGCCAATGGCCACGAACATCAGTTTGAATTTTGTTCTGGGGAACTGTTTTTGCATACTATTGATTATCTCATGCTCGTCAAAGAGCATAATGGGTATTGCAAGGTCTTGGTACAGTTCTTTACAAATATCGGAAAAATTCTGGTCCTCCGTCAACAGGGCAGGGGCAAAAAACTTACATTGGAACTGTATCATATTGTTTTTGGTTTTTAGTGACAATCGGCATAGTTGTTTCCAAAATCAACGGATATGCCTATCTCCACGTTGAGCCTTATCTGGTCGTTCACCTCCTGCATACTCTTCCTGAGCACTGCCTCCACCACATCCTCATATCCTTTGGGCAGTATCAACATGATCTCATCATGGTACTGCATCAAGATCTTGATCCCATAGGGCTTTAGGTTCTGCCTGACCCTTCTGAGCCAAGAATCGAACACAAAGACACCTGTGGATTGGTTGAGTGTCGAAAATCTGTCCTTATCGGCCTTTAGGAACATCCAGAGATTGGCAACAGGATTATAGAGCCATTTTTGGCCCCTTATTTTCCTTACCACACAGGCATTTGCAGTTTTCTTTACTGCCGAGTTTCTTTGCCAATATATGGAGTGGAGCTTTTGTGCAAAGGGTACATCACATTTTGCGGTGATGGCTATCTTTGCTGCCCCTGCACCATAAGTAGCGGAGAAATTCACTGTCTTTGATGTGCCCCGTTTCTTCTTTATGGCCTTAAAGGTCTTTTTATCCTCTTCCGACAGGGAATCATATTCCTCCCTTGACAGGGAGTCCACCCTTTTATAGAAATCCTCCTCTTCCTGTGTTATCAGACCTGCAAGCTTTCCAATATCCAAGTGGGGGTCAAATCCCGGCACCCTCATCTCCTCCACATATTTTGGATCATAGAAGTAGATATAGTGCTGTTTGGTATTGTCCTCAAGTCCACTGATATCGGAGCCGCACATGATATGGTTGTGGTCGGGGATCTTGAAACATCCCCTTATCTCCTTGCCCCAAGGTTTGTCCACACCGGGAAGATTGGCAATCGGCTTTGAGTGCTTCAATCTCATGGTATTGGTAAACCCATGGGCAGTGGCATAGACCTTTCCGTTTTCATGTTTGGCCTCAAGAAAGGACTTGAACAGCCCCAACCTATGCCTGAGCATATAGAATCCCCCAAGGGCCTCCAATACTGGATGGTCATCGTACATATCCTCGATACTGGGGCATATCCCACCACCGAATGGAAGTGAAATCTGTGGAATTTCCTCCCCTGTATTCTTTGATGTCTTGAAAGTGATAGGTTCCCATCCAAGGCTGAACAACCAAGATTTCAATTGGTCCGGACTCCCCGGATTTCCGGGAACATAGGTCTCCATGGTATCCTCTGGCAATCCAAGCTCGGTTATGTAATCGATCCACTTTTCACCATGTTTGGACAACATCCCATCCTGTTTGTACATCTTCTTTGGTGCGGTCTTATCAAGTACAGGGGGCATTTCGGCACTCAATGTTGCCACTCTTTCATCGATCTCTGCCTGTACGGCATCCCTGCTCCTTATACACATTTCCTCATCCAATGGTATCCCTTCAAGCTCTTGGTCCCAAAGGCACTGCATCTTGAAATGTATATAGGAAAACAATGAGGCAAGGTCACCACCATGGGCATACAGTTCCTTGAGGTATTTCAACTGTTCATGGAACAGCCGTGTGTTTATCTCGACATCCCCGTTGCACCTTTCAATGTATCTTTCCAGTGAAAGGTTCCTCCAATCCTCGATTGGGGGCTTGGGAAATCCCAATCTCTCCCCCCAAGCCTCAAGGCCATGTTTATATCCTTTCATGGGGAACATCTGCCAAGAAATCCCGAGTGTGTCCACAACGGTCCCTCCATATTCCACTCCCAATATCTTCTTTGCCACTGGAAGGTCATATCTGGTGATGTTATGGCCCACCAGAACAGGTCTGGTGGAATAGAAAGCTTTCATGTCACCATAATCGGTAAGGACACCCTTCCCCACAAGTTCACCATCCCTGAAATCGGAATAGCTTATACAATGTATCTTTGTGACTTCCCTGTAGAGACCGTTTGTCTCCTTATCAAAAATGGTATATTCCATAGGTCAATGGTTTTTTATCAGCAGTTCCTCCACCTTTCCGGACACCTCCTGTACATAGGAAGAGGATGGCAATGTATTTTCCAACTTGTCAAAAATCCTGTCAAGATAGGCCTCTGATTCCTTTTTCGAGAGTTTCAGCACCTGTTTGAGCCTCTGTCTTGCATATCCTGCATTCTCAAGTTCATCGAACCATTCCACTAAAAGAGAGGAAAGGACCACTGTTCCACGCATGAGCATGTTGAGATGGTCCTCCCTCTTTTTAAGGTAGTCGTTCTTCTCACTGTCCGAAAGTGCATCGAACTCGGTCTGGGAAAGTGCCCTCATATCCTTGATATTTTCGTGACTATGAGGTTGTTGTATCTTTTCCCGTTCTTCTCGGAGCCTGCAAAGATAAAGTCAACATTGACAATGGCCCCTTCCGGAATATTGTCAAGTTCCTCTATCCTTCTGTTCCTTACCTCCACGAACAACATTTGGTCATCAACGGTGACAAGACTTAGGACCATTTTACTGAACTCTGCCAGAGTACCTTCCTTGAAGGTCCTTTTAGGGCCTTTTTCCTTTAGGAGTGCCCTTAGCTTTGTAGGTATCTGTGCCATAATTGTTAAGATTCAAGTGTTTCTCTCTCCTTATCGACATCCCTGTCGATGGCCTTTTCGGCATCAAAATTGTCAGGAAACCTTGTCCTGAGCTTTTCGATATTTTTTTGGAGGGAGTGAATATAGTCAAAATTCTCCTGTTTTGCATAGGCCTTACAGAAGGACAGTAACAATGTGGCCACACAGGCCAGTTTTTCCCCTTCCATCTTTGCACCATAGGCAAGTTCCCTCTTCACAAGGTCAACAGTATCGGCAAAGGCCTTGATCACTTCCTCATCTGCATCGGATGTGGGCACTACTGCTTCCGAGAAAAGTTTTGCATAGTCAAGTCCATAAATGGTGCACATACCGGCAATGTACCAGTTCATGTCCCCGTGCTCCTCCATTTTGTTGACAATGTCATTGTCATCCGCCAGATATAGTTCCAACAGTTCGGACATTATCCCAAGGGCCATGTGTGCCCCATTTTTCTCCTGTGATCCCAGATCCGGTAGGGTCCTTGCTGCAAGTCCCTGATATTCTTCGATTTTCATAATTTAGTTGTTAAAAAGTATTAATAGTTCACTTGCTCTTGTGACCCCTGTATAAAAGAGTCTCTGTTTCTCTATCTCATCCCTGTTTATGGAGAGATTGGAAATGTTCAGGATGACCTGTTTATAGGTGCTGCCCTGACTTTTGTGCACCGTGATGGCATGGTTGTACTTGATATCGGCAAACTGGGAAAGGAATGCATCCCTGTCCACCCAAGTCATGTTCCTTGCCTCACAGGCCCTTTTTGTGACCATGGCCAATGTACGGAACTGCTTTTCATGCTCTTCGTGCACCACGAATACTCCGTTCCACCCACCTTCCATCTCCTTCCCGTTGATGACATACACCTTGAGCTTTACCTTATCGGATCTATCCTGATAGGGAAGGTAGAACAATTGCTCAACGACTGTCAGCTCCTCTATCTTCAACTCTTGGTTGGTATAGTACAGATCTTTATAGGGAGAATTGAATATAATGCTCTCCCCGGGTTCGACCTTTCTGGGATTGCCATATATTCTCTTCCTCACGGCAGTGTTCAGTGCATCGACATCCTGATTGGTATAACCGAGGTATTTCAGCTCATCCGAACCATTGATTGCCGCAAGGGTGGATATGACCCTCTCCTTGTCCCTTGAGTGCATATACCCCACCTTAGGTTCATTGGATACAAGGTTGTCCTCATAGGTCCATATCCTTTTCAAGTTCCTGCTGAGGTCTATAATGGGATTTCCGTCCCCCTGTCTTATAATCTCGGTAAGCTCCACTGTGGGATATGGGGTGGAAACAGTGATGGATCCCTCTTTTTCAATTAAAATCTCATCAGGTCCCGGTACAATCCCCTTCTCTTGGTACTCTTCCTGTGTATAGGTCTTTGACGTTCCCATAAAGACAGGGCTTATCTCTTCTTGGACAGGATTGAGCTGCTTGTGGTCCCCGACGAACACCACCTTTACCCCCATGAGGTTGGCAAAGTGCTCAAGGTCCCTGTGCAGGTCATGTCCCACCATAGAAGCCTCGTCCACCACTATCATGGAGACCCCTTTCAATGGCTTGTTCCTTTCGGAGAACACGGGGCCAAAGGAGACCTCTCCTGTTTTTCTGTCCACTATCCTCTTATATTTCAGTGCGGAATGTAGGGTTATGAACTCCACATTGTCCGTATTGGTCACCTTCGATTTGAGAACTGCCACTGCCTTGTTGGTAGGGGCCGAACAGTATATCGTCTTGTAGGGGGAAAGATATTTTCTGGCCTCCTCTATGAAGCTGTTCATCAGGTAGGTCTTTCCCACACCGGCACTCCCCTTTATAAGGAGCCTGTTCCCTGATTTTATGATACTGAGTGCACTGTCCTGCACTTCTTGTTGATGTGGTGTCAATGGCATTTTTGTCTTGGTATTAAAAAAGGAAAGGAACACCCTCTCGGATGTCCCTTTCAACTTAGGTTGAACTAAAGTTGCTGACCTGTTACCACATGTGGGTTCTCGTTAAGCTCCTCTTGGATTTGGGGAGATGCATAGAAAACCTCGTCCATGGTACGGAGATCTTGGTCCACAGGATCTTCCTTCTTGAAGAAGATTGCACGGTACTGTGGCTTGCCATTTTGGTCAAGGGCAAGTTCACCTGCTCTCTCGGCACCTTCCGGGAACCTTACCACTTGGCTATTGGCAAAGGTGTCATAACTGGCAATGTTGTTCTCCACTGCATACTTCTGGTTGTCCGTAAGGATGGGCTTGTTGGCCAATATCCTGTACAGACCCGCAGTTGGATGGGCAGCCAATTTTGCCTTCACCTGTTCGATTGTGGTCCCTACGGGGACATCGATCCAAGCTACACGGTTCTCCTCGTTGACATACTCCTGTTCCTCGAACCCGAATTCCTCCATACCGAAGACATTGTCCTGCTTGTCATTGGCAATGGCCTTTGTGGGATAAAAGGACTTAGTGGTCACTTTCTGGCGAAGCTCGGCAGTCTGGGTGCCCTCTTTCTGATAATCACTGCTGTACACACGGCTTACGTCCAGTGTACTTTTGGACACTTCCTTCCTGATTCTGCTTTCTGTTGCTGTAGTTTCCATTTGAAAACGCTTTTAAAAAATGTTAATAAAAATATGTATGATAATTAAATCCAAATTGAAAAGGAAAAGGGGAACATGGATAAGAAAACATGTTCCATCGATGGTCTTATCTCCACCTAACCGGATTGGACACCCTTTGTACCTACTACATGTCCACAGGGTACCGTGACATTTTTCGTATACATGGTTCTCACAGCCTTTCACATACCTCCGGGCCTTTTCCTTTATGTTGTTCCCCAGATTAGTGAGGGTTTTGAGATAAGGACAGAACTGTCCATAATAACACAAACAGTATCCGGGACATGACACTGGCCACTGTGTCCACGTTCCCCACAATAAGCTGTCTTATATTATGGGTACTGAGTGTGTCCCAGATGACTGTTTGATCTTGAATACTTTATAGGAAGACCACAAAGACCTAGATCATTGTGATGTTCGGGGTGCTGATCCTGAGGAGGAGTTTAACGGCTTGCCATGCACATCGAGTTCAATCCAGTTAAGATGAAAGCCTCGCTTACGTATCATCAGATCGATATGGTCTTCACTATTGTTGCTGTGCCACCCGATTACTATCCTCTTCTTACTCTAACGTAAGTTGGACTCAGCCTAAAGGGTGGCCAGACTTTTAATAAGGTGAGAAAATTGAAGTGGTAAGTAGCCACGTTCCATTGATGTTCAAAAGTCAATCCGGATGCCTGTTCTTTCTCTGCGTCAACTTCTTCGAACTTCCCTATGCTTTTTGTTCTGCTTCAATTTTCTCCTATGATGATGTACATTCACCATATTTTGTGGAGCATCGGGGAATCGAACCCCGGTCCAAAATGTAATCACTACAATGTTTTATACAGCTTAGGGGCCAACCGAAGTTGGGTTCCACCACCATCCTTGTACGATCCAGAGTAAAGATGGAAACCTCTGTCCACTTCCAGTCGAGTGGCCTGACTCACTTAACCTAAAATTGTACAATGGCCGATGCCTAGAGACCTTGTACGGGCCTTGCCAAATTTAGGCAGCTACTTCTACTTCGCTTCCCAAAATTGCATGGACTGTGTCCATGTTGGCCTGAATTTGATCTTCTACGTTGCCGTTTAAGTAAATTCACCTTAGTTTTTACAAGTTATCTCTCTTGGCTGAACATTATAGGTCATATCACCTGTCAAAGCCTGTATGCCCCATTATAGGTTCAAAGAGGGGAGGAAGACATCACTGGGTGACGAAAGCAGGTCCCTCCCCACGATGAACACTTCTACAAAAGTAGTAGAAATCTTTTATTCTTGTCAAATAGATCAAGTTGTTCCGGTACAGGTGAGTACCAACCGAAGAAACCTTCCAAGAACTGGATAAGTGGCACGGGGCCATTGCCACGTACATAGCTCCTTATCCATCCCCATCTCTTCTTCCAGTCCTCCATGATGGCAAGGTGCTCATGGTCCTCTTCATAGAGCTTGGTCATGAGCAGTTGTCCATCATCATCGAACCCTTGGAAGACAAAAGCAGGCTTGTTCAGCATACAACAGTGTGTTGCCTCCCCGAACTGCCCCTTGCCTACCACGTTCTCGAATGTCTTCTTTGATTGTGACCTGTCCTTTGAAACGGTCTTGGCCCAAGGAATGAACAGTACAAAATCTGAGTTCACCAATTTTGATTCATCATAGTTCTTTCCACGCTTATGGAAACTTACCTGTATGTTCTTCGGGGCAAGAAAGTTGGAGACCTGATCCACTCTCTCCGTGTCCACTAGATTGGACACGGAGAGATAGCATTTTAGGGAAGCCATGGCTATGCCTGTGTTTCGGAGAAGAATTCCTCGGAGGTATTCTTGGCAATCTCGATCTGCTTATCGAGCGTGGTAAGCTCCACCAGAGTTTCTTGCAACTGATCGTTCCAAGTCTCTTGGTTGACACTACTTACCGTGATGGACAGCAGACTGTCCTTCTTGGCCAAGAGGGTATCCTTCTGGTCCTCCAATTTATCGATAAGTGCCTCCTGCTTTCTGGCAAGGGCCTTGGCCACTCTTTCGGCCTTTTTCTTTTCAAGTGTCTCTTTGTCCTGAGAAAGGATTTCCAAAATTTTCATCTCAACGGGTTTTTAACAGATTAATAATAGTCGATATTTTTTATGGGCAAATGCCCTTTGTACCCTCATGTACATTGCCATCTGTATGGAATATGCATCAGGGGAGGGAACCTTACCTATGCCACCATAGGCTTCAAAGTAGAACTGTTCCTTATTTTCCAGTCTCTTGAGCAGGGCCTCTTGATAGGTTGTGTTGTTATGGTCCATGATCAACAAATTAACAACAATCTATGGGCACACGGAAGCAAGGGCTGTCCTTTTGATTTCAGATAGGCATCTTTTGCCATATCAAAGGTCTTTTTGAAATATTTTGAACTGTACCCTTCCAATAGATTGGGGGGCATTTCATCAAAAAACTCCTCTGGTGTGATATCAGGAGTGGACAGATGTACGTTTGTGGCATAGGCACTGTCCCTCTTTAGGGACCATACACTGCCATGGTGGTTCATTATATGTGCAGTCTTGCCATGTTCGGCCACTATCATGGATAGATGCCCATTCTGGTTGAGGTACGGCACAAATTTGGGCAATTGTCTAAATGTCATGGTAAAAGGTCTTTTAAGGTTGAATATAACAGGGCCACGGGCCTTTCTAAAAATGGTCTTATAGTGGCCCTGTTGTTCCCAAAAAACCTAACCACCTACTTTCTACACAATATGGGAATTGGGCCATCACTGACCTGATCTCTTGTCCACAACGGTGTAGCCTATTCCTGTGAGGAAATCCAATTTTCCCCATGATCCCGAACCTATCTCCCTAGAGGAGTCTTTCAGGATCAATCTCTTCTTTTTTCCGGGAACCACACCCTTTTTCCTCAACGAGGCAAGGGCACCTGATTCCGTGTACTTACTTTTTTTCTTCATCTGTGTCTGGTTTTTTGAAGTTTACAAAATTGTTGCGTCCAACCTCATAGTTGGCGGCAAGCCTCTTTGCTATGGCCTCGAACATTTCCAGATGGAGGGCAGGTTCCCTTGAGAATATATCATCCGCCATTTGATTGGCATCCAATATATGTTGTCTCTCAGGTTTTATGTTATTGCCCAATTTTCTTAAAAACTCGGTCATGGCTATCTGTTTTTTGGCACCATAAAGATTGCACGGCACCTAAGTCCCTAAATTAGTGAGGGTTTTGAGGTGAGGGAGGTATCAACAAAAAAGGCAGATATAAAGATATCTGCCTTTTCAACTAAATTAACCAACCATGAAGGGTCATTTCCGTTTCAGGACAATGTCCACCCTTCTTGCCATATCATGGTCATGTTTCCCCTTATTGGTGTCCTCTCCTTTATACTCAAGTAAGATGGCACTTTCAGGGATACCTGCCCTTTGTAGTTTTTGTTTTACGTTTGTTGCCCTTCTTCGGGAAAGGTCAAGGTTGTACCCGGGATTTCCGGAAGGACATGCATGACCTGTCACAGTGATACTGTCCCCAGATTTCCACCCTTCCACTATATGTTGCAGTGCATCAAGGCCATCCTTGTCAATGGAGTCCACATCATACCTGAAATAGACATGTTCCATGATATCGGATGGGGCATCACATTTGATGCACTCCTTTTCCACTATTGTCCTCTCGACAACGGCAGTGGAGGGCCTCTCAAGCACAACAGTGTCCACTTTTACCCTTCTTTTGTACCAATCAGCGGGGGAACCTTTTTTACCTATGTGGTACATGACCCCTATGTGCAGGGTATTGACCAAGGTGTGTTGGGTAGCCGATTGGAAATCAAAGGAGGCATGTTTTCCATGGTTCATTATGGAAGTGGCCTCAAGTTTTATGGAAATGTCATCATTGACCCTGAAAACAGGTGCAATGGACAATGAAGTGGAGAACATCCTCTGTGCCTCGATATAATCCTTTGCCGTCATCCTTGAGTACCCCACATCCCCGTACATCAGTACCTTGAACGTGTTTGAACGTATGTCAAGAATGTTCCAGAGATTTGTCGATACACCAAGTGCCGCCCTTTGATATGGCACTTTTCCAAATCCCTCAAAAGATAGGGCTGAATGTTGTGCCGACAACTGTAGGCCGAAGGTCTCGTTGAAATTGTACCTTGCCCTTGCTTTTACATCCACTGTATTGTCATCCAATGAAAGGTCACATTGGCCATCCACCCAGTGGAGGCCTGTTCCAAGCTCGAATGTCCACGGCTTGAACTCCTGTGCAGATATGCTGCACACAAACAGGAGCATTATAATAAAGAGTCTATTCATCACATTCATAGGTTTTTATGCCAAATTCCAACAGGATGAGCTTTTTCTTGATATCAAGATAAAACCCCTCTGTGATCTGGTCAATGTTAAGGTAAACAGGTTGTCCATAGGACCTGTGTGGCAGTTCCATCTGTCCATTGTCCCAATAGATGTATTCCCCGGGACAGTCCACGGCCTTATAGTAGATATAATCAAGCTCGGTACCCTCTCCATAGGAGGAAAAATCAAATGAGATTCCGTCCTCCGCATAGAGTCCTAGTCCTGCATAGGTGTCCACCACGGAATACTGTGCATCACTGTCAATGACAATACCGTCAAGCGTGACATCTGTGCACCCCTTTGGAAAATCCTTGAAATCAAAGGTTTTGGACACTTGTTTGCATAACAGGGTATCCACAATGATATTGTCAACATATACAGTGTCGATCTCCACTACAGGGACTTCCACATACAATGTGTCGATGACAGGTGGTGTCTCTATGTAGAGAGTATCCACAATGGTCTGTACGATTGGTTCCTTGCACCCATCACACTGTTCGGAGATGGTACATGATGCAAGAAGTGCCAACAGGGGCACGATAATGAGTTTTTTCATGGTCTTTTTTATCAATTATGTTTATGGTATAAATTAGTGAGGGTCTTGAGGGGAGGAAGTTACGATAAAAGGGAACAGGTTCAAAACAAACCTGTTCCCATATACCTATAAGAAAGAAATCTATGCTTCCGGTGGGATGTTTTCATCCTCGTTGACAATCTCGGCACTGTCATCCACCTTTTCTTCTTCGATCACAGTGGTCCCGATCACTTTTTTCATGTCCCACTCGGATTTATAGAGTTCCAGTTGTGGCCGGATAAGATCAAAAAGATCCTTTGTGACAGTCTCATATACAAGACTGTGTGCCCTACGAAAAGTCACCATCTGTTGTTGTGTCCTCTCATTGAAGAACTCTATCACACTGGAATTGAAAGTATATGGAGGATATTCTTCTCCCTTTGTCCATCTAGGACTTTCCAGACCATATCGTTCAAAATATTTGTCATCCTCCTCATGTTTTCTCATCTTAAAATGTTCATCAGAGAGATAATGGGCGTTCATGAACAGGGGCAAAAGGATATCCTTGAACTCCCGGATACCTATTTGGATGGATGCCCGGCTTTTTACCCAATTGGATACTCCATTACTTGATTTGTAATCGGAGCTATCATCTACCATAAAGTTGGACATACCCTCTATTTCCACATAGTCATGGGCCAATTTTATCTTTATGGGATCAGGGGATCCATCGGAAGGTTGGTTTTCCTTTAACCCGATAACAAACCTATCATCACCAAGATAACCTAGTATTCTTGCTTTCTGTGCCATAATTTTTGTTGTGTTTGATTAAAAATTTGATTTTGTCACTGATATCGTGTAACTTCGGCTCGGCCTTTCAGGCAATTGCGAAGCAATTCCTTGAAACCGGCCTCATCACAGATGAATCCAGTATAAGAGTGCCTTTCTTTTTTGGTTCTTTTTTCTTTATTGACAAAAAGAAACCCCAATTATAGGGGTTTCTCTCATCAATCTCAAAAATTCACGGCATTACTTCTTTTTCAAAGTCTCCTTGATGTCCTCAACAATATGCTTGAGCTTTTCATCGTACTTTTCATCTATTTTGTCAAACCGTGCATCCATTTTCTTCTCGTTGTTGCGATATACAAGGATGCCGATAAAACCTCCCACGACTGCAATTATAGCAGTGTATAGGATAAAACCTAAAAAACTGAATTCCATATCTTTCTAATGTTTTGGTTAAACATTCCAAAGATACATAAAATAGAAGGACAATGGTAGTACAGCACCTCCTTGGACCAGTTGTACTGCACATCCAAGACTTCACTTTTTGTCCTTCATATCCAATGCCCACCACGCTCACGATATGGTGCCGACATAAAAAGATGGGATGTCCCACACCTTCGGGGCCTACATTCCGAAAATGCTGTCAACGACAATTATGGGACACCCATGTTCCATAACCCCCCTATCCACGTGTTGCCCCGGCACCGGAGGGATGTCAAGTTTCCAATCTTCACATCTGGTCACCACGGTAATTATACAGGTCCGTTCTTCACGGGACTGGGACAGGAGGGGGATTCCATAATATTGTTTAGCACCACCATATTGGCTTACACCACAACACTAAAGTGTGATAGCTGAAATATGGAAGTCTAGCTGCCAACTCCTCAGTGTATCAAAGACAGGGTCATTGTACTGGACCAACTACAATCCGTACAACCATGATATTGGATACCATTTACCTGAATAGCAGGTTCCTGTAGTCGTATAGGCTAGTATCCTCAATGGCTACTGGCTTATCTTATTCCCCCTCAAATGGCATATCAGGGGTACACTGAATAGATTTATATGTAATACATCGAGGCCCTAGACACGGTCATAGAAGACCTTGTCTGTTGTTGCACCCTCATGACATATTATCTATGCTCGAACTTTACATTTTTCATCTATCTTTCTTTCATAGTATACTGTGCCCCGTTTCCACGGCTTCGTATACTATAAGGTTTCAAGGTTTAACCTTTGTCCTAAAATAGAGGAATGGGTTTTTGTACATCAAATTTATTCGCACCAGTTGGTCAAAGACCTCAGCGACACCTCAAACCCTAAGGCACGGAAATATTTTACTTGTATCCATCCAAGTATGCTTTATCCCCTATATTCTTATGATAGGTACAATAGGGCAGCAGGCCCTATCTTTTTGTTGTACCATTTGAACTCCATATAGGAATCAAGTGCCCCGAACTCTCTCTTTGGGGCAATCGTTGACCTATAGGCATAGAACTTCTGTCCTTTCATGAGCCTTTTGACAATTTTGAAGATCTTTTTTGAAAGTTCCTCACAACTGCCATAGAGTTGGGCTGCTTCGATTGCATCCTGAACCTCTTGGTGCTCAATGACAAACCCATCCTTATCAAGACCTTTCGTGACAATCTGTAGATGGTAGAAATAATTATTATGGCCAACATCCTTACATTGGTTGAGTGACTCGGTTGTCTTAAAATTACCCTTTCTGTTGAGTATGTACATTTTGCTGTTTTTTCATTGATTTTAAAACTTCAAGATCATTTTCCAGACATTTCTCCAACAGAATATTATAATCCGGTTCACACCCTTTCCAATCCCTCTTCAACTTTCCTGTGAACCTATACCATATAACACTGTTCTGTGGAGTTATCTTTGGCATCAACACTATGTACATATAATGCTTTTCACGTAACCAGTCCAACAGTTCATATTGATAGGGCCATGACACAAAATCAGGCCTTGTACCAAGGGCATCGTCATGGTTTCTGAGACCATTGATATTATCGGTACCATTTGGATAATAGGAATTGAAGAACATATCGGTCACTTCATTGTATCCAACACTCTTTGCCAAGATGGCCAATTTTTTGCTTACAAGTTTCATTATGGTCGATTTAGAAAATGAGTTGCCTTATATGCTATATTGGGGGTCAATCCTGAATAGGGATCACACCAAAAGAAGTTTTCCCTTTGGTTCAAGAGCATATCGGAATCGTCGTCCAATATGACATATCTATTGAACGGCCAACCAAAATTGTTGTTTCTGAGCCATTGGTCTATTTCGGAACCCCTTGGCACACTTCCTCCAACACCGTTAAAGCTCAATCTTGGGGTCACATCTATAATATTGCCCTCAAACCCTCTCTTATCAAGGATTTTCTGGATATCATCAGCAGTTCTGCCAAGTCTCCAAGTCGATGACACAATGACCTCTGCACCTGTATTGAATATAAGTTCATTCAGATTTCCAATTGTCTTTGGGCATATCTCCCAAAAATGATGGTCATAATCCTGTCCTTTCTTTTCAAGGTTCAACCATTCGGGCATGTTCTTTCTTATGTGATACCAAATTTGATGGTTCAGTACACCATCAATGTCAAGGAATATGAACTTTCTCATCAGAAGAATCTTTTTGGTTGTCGCTTTCCTTTCATGAACGGCCTTCTGAACATGATGCCCACTGTGAAATAAGTCTCTTTCTTGTCTCTAAAGGTTTGTACAACAGTGCCGATTATATAGATACCATCATCAATGTCCACACCCAATCTAGTATCGATTATAGGGTAAATGTCCCAATCATCAAGATTGTATCCCATACCTACTCCGGGTTCAACCATAAAATCCCCTATGTCCATTCTCTGCTTGAGATATAGTTCAGGGGAATAATATGTGTCCCAAAGGATGCCGGTATACCTTATCTGTGCATCCAATATAAATCCATGGACAATCTCCTGTCCATAGCCAATGCTCCAAGTAACAGGATCACCATCCTCTCTGTCCCACACATTCAAAGTGCCCACCTCCATGTGGATTTGGGCACTCATCATACTGGGTAGTAACAAAAGAAATAAGAACAATGTTCTCATCTCTTTTTTCTTTTGCATCGTTGGTTGTGTGCCAACAGACGTTTCCTTTTGATTTTTTGGCTCTTTGTAGGAGAATAAAATGGACTCCCCGGGGCTATCATATAACCACTTGGTGTTAAATCTGGGATAAAATCCCTAATACTGTTCAATGTCATGATATTTTCTTTTTGAGATTGTTCAAGGTCATCAACAATGATGAGATCAGGATTAGTTTTCATTAAAGAGCTTATTGCAGCACTGTGTGCAGCAATTCCTCCATTACCCAATACTATTGTTGTTTTTTCCATTGTATTTTTTATCTATGGATTGCCCAACTTGCAGATCTGCCACACTCTCCAAGAGCATCCCATATCTTCCATTGTTCAATCCTTTTGAAACTGTCCCACTTTTTGAGAAGCTTTTTTATGGTCTTCATAATAATAGCTTTTTTATGGTTTTGACAAATTTATACCTTGCCCTGACAATATCAAAGCAAGTTCAACATTTCTTTCATGCTCCACATTTGAGCTTGTCATCCTTTCCACCTCAACGACACCGTTTATGAACAGTATATCGTTGAGGTCGTTCACAAAGTTATGGTACATCATAATATTCGTCCTCTTTTTTGGTAAGATAGCTGTTGACCAGTGCGGGTATCGACATACCATAGAATGCACCGGACACAAATGATGTGAGCACCAACATAAATGTTGCACCATTGTTCGCAAGTACAGTGGCAATAACGGTAAAGAACACCCCTACGATGAAGAGTGCCCATAATAATATCCTTGTACTCATGATATCAATAACAGTCTTTTGTTCGTTTTTCTGTTT